CAACACCTTGTCTTCCAGAAACCGAAGCGTAAGAGGGGTGATCTTCATCGCTTCTGAGAACACGATGCGCATAATCAACTTCTTGTCTGCGGCATTGCTGTGAAAGATACGATGAATCTTCAAGTTTGAGTTGGACATCAACTTGGTTTGAATTTGAGTCATGTCCATGACAGTTCCTTCTCCCATATCCATGCGAGCACCAAACTCTACGTCGTCAATTTCAATGCGGAGAATCCAAGGACTGACCGCTTTCTGTTCGGATTCCAATTCAAACAACTTGTAGGTCTGAAGAAGCTCACGATCATCTTCTGCAGTTGTATCCTCGGGAACTGGATATGGATCGTAGTAGATGCGAACGGATTTGGTGATGTCACGAAGAGTGGTACGCTGAATGCGGTTCATCATACGAATGGCCTTGTCTTGATCGGATTGAATGACTGAATTCAGATAGACCGTATTGCTCGGACGCTTGGGATTCGCAGAGGCAGACAGAAGCTCTTCCAACCGGGGAACACCGGACGTCGCATTTGCCTTGGATGTACCTGCTGAGTGAAAGGTGTTCAACGTAAGCTGAGTAGTAGGTTCTCCAATGGATTGAGCTGCCAATGCTCCCACCATCTCTCCGGGATGGACCAGTGCTTTGGTGTAACGATAGCGGATGTCACGCATCAAGTCATCAAACATCTCAGTCGTCAGACGATGAACGATAATGACCTTCTTAGGAGCAAGGTAGAACCGAAGCAGGCAGTGGAAGACCTTGTTGTGTGGGAAGGTATCCACGAAGGTCTGAATGGATTGGACGACGTGTTCTGGAGTCAGATCTGTTTTGACAGAATATGGATTGGAATAGCTGTCCAGAAGACGCTTAATATTGACAGGAGCTTGTACGACATCCATCTTTCGGTTGCGGAATACACTCTCGTACAACATCGTACGATCGGCTACAAGTTGTTCGACCAAATCAGGAACTGGATCTGCGACGGATTCCTTCATGAAAGGAGTAAGATCGGAAGAAGATAAGGCATACTCCGAATAGATGTTCTCCAGTGTCATCAGCACAAGATTGCATTGCTGAGTTTCCACGCACACCGTATCAATTCCATCGTCTCCATACTGGAACTGAACAATGGACTTCATAGAATTCCGCACAGTTCCATCGTATTCCACATGCTGATCTTCCATGGTCTTCATCAAACGGCGTTGAATGTATCCTGTATCAGAGGTTTTGACTGCCGTATCAATCAGACCCTCACGTCCTGCCTGCGCGTGGAAGAAGAACTCTGCTGGCATCAGACCATCTACAAAGCTGTGCTCAATAAATCCACGAGATTCTGCGCCATCGTCGTAGCGAGGAAAGTGGGGCAAGGTGCGGTCTTGGAGTGTATATTGAACACGCTTACCCTCAATCTGCTGCTGACCTAAGGCAGCGATCATCTGAGTAATGTTCAAAGAACTACCCTTTGACCCTGACTCTACAATCTGTACGATACGATTGTCCTCCGACAAGCTGTCCGTAGCCCGTGAGCTGATCTGAGTTGCTACATCCTTCAGAGCAGATGAGATATCATCTTCCAGCTTCTCTCCATCGGACATACCTGACACATTCACATAACGACCCGCATGAACGTTAGAGAGGATCTCTGACACATGCTGACGACCTTTGGAAATGGTCTCCTTCACAAAGCGAATGGTTTCCGAGTTTGCGATAAGGTCTGAAGTTCCCACTGAGAAGCCAGTGTAAAGGTTGTACTGCGTGATAATGGCTTGGATATCGTTAATCAGTTGACCACACCGCTCAGGACCAAAGTCATTGTAGACGATGTGAAGCAAGCTACCTGCAGTTCCCTTCTTCATCACACCGGATACAATCTGACCATCTTCAATCTTGAAATTTCCACTCTTGTAGTTCATTGGAGGGAAGGCAGCGGACAGAAGTTCTGCTCCTGACCAAGGTGCGTTCTTCCGTGTGAAGGGACGCTTGATACGAGCCAGAATGTTCATCGCAACGTGTTCTGGGACTTCTACCTTGGAGTGGCTGATGCGGTATGCGCCTGTCATCGTATCTTGGAACAGCTGAATGATTGGAGACGATGTACGAGGGCTAATAATATTACGAAGTACAGTAGCTAAGCATCGCAGCTCAGTTGCTGCGGAAATGGATTGTGGTACATGCATGTTCATCTCCATGAACACCCTCCAAGTTTCCAGGGAGGACGGACTATACCTTGAGCCACATCGAGTTTGCTAAACTCTCCTTTGTGACCCGCTACCATCTAGTCTCTGAACCTTCTCCGTGGTCTGCAAAACGACGTTAGGAGCTTGGCTGCGGATTGCCCAATCTTTAGATTTTTACCTTACCTCTGATCTTTCTCCAGAGCCATCAAGACATTTCTGTCCTAACTTGGTATCTAAAGCTCTAAGGGGTTTCCCGCAATTTGGTAACGTTGCAAATCTGAAGTAGAAAGTTACGAGCGTGGGTATATCGCTCTTCTTGGGTGGCATGTTTACTTGCGAATGTTATCTTTTGTTTGTTTAGCATCACTACAACACGGTTTGCTTGTTGATGAATATACTTGTCTAGATTGTTGCTATCAATCTCAACACCGATGTATTTTTCTAATTTGGACATCAGATGTTGTTGACGTGTACGTTCGGACATACATATACGGACTTCTTTAGATGTGAGTGCTTGTTTCAATTTTTCTGATATGACTGATCGTGTTTGTTCGGAACGATTTGTACACCCTCCACGTGGTTTGGTTTTTGGGAGTGGATCTACATCTTTCTCTACACGAATACTTCTCGTTGTTCTACCTCCAGCAGTAAGATTGTATCCATTGGGATACATGCTATTGTACTGCGCAATATAGAACTCTTCACGATCATTCAATTCAGAAACTTCACATTCCTCAAGCACAATTACATCAAAGTTTTCAGCGCCATATTTTCGTATCGCAGAATTCAGATATCGACATTGATTCTTTTTTGTATTGCAGAGAGCTTCCGAGATATGATCTTTGAAGCGTCCTGTTGAACCGAATGGTTTGTATGAGCCATGATTCTTACGATGCGAACGTGTTTGTCCAATGTAGTGTTTATTTGTTTGTTGATTTGTGATGCAGTATATTTCGCCTTTTATCATTATCGTTATACCCAGATTGTAACTTTAAACTTTAGTTTTACTAGACGGTTGTATCGAGGTGAGAATTCCACTGTTTTCCCTATCTGGTATTTCTCACAACCAGTTAGGCAGCCGCCTGTTGATGACAAGATTTATCACCGTCAAAGTCAGCGTTATACGGACGAGTTGCAGATACGTTCAACCGAAACGTAGCACCTGGAAGCACACGAACACGATGTGCCTCCATAGAGGCCTTGTGAAGAGAGGGCTGACGATTGAAGAGAACGATATCTCCGTCAATCAGATGGCGATGCACCACATCTCCATCGCGAATATCAATCGCATCTGGATTCACATACCGCAAACTGAACATATCCTTGTCACGCTTGATGTACACTGACTTCGCACCTGGATACTTGGTTGGACCGTTGCGAATGTAGCCAAGAAGACGTTCCCGATTGTACTGATTCACTGTCTCAGGGAAGGTAAGATTGGTTGCGATTTCCTCAGGAACACCCAACTCGTCCAACTCAATGTTGGCATCGGGTGTAATGACCGTACGAGCAGAGAAATCCACACGCTTTCCCATGAGGTTTCCACGCACACGACCGGTCTTCGCTCCAAAGCGGGACTTGAGCGTACGAAGAGGACGTCCTGATCTCTGCTGAGCTTGTGTGAGGCCTTTGATATCGTTGTCTACATAGATGGCCACGTGGTACTGAAGAAGAGCAGACCGCTTGTCAATAATGTCTCCACCATCTCCTTTGTCCATGCGATCGCGAAGTCCTTCGTTGGCACGAATGATAGAGATGAGCTGATGCGTTAAGTCATCTTCCATACGCTGATGATCATCCATTACAACCGAAGGGCGAACGGTCAAAGGAGGAACTGCGAGAACTGTACAGATCATCCACTCGGGACGAGAGTACTTAGGATTGAATCCAAGCACAGCACAATCTTCATCCGTAATCCGCTGAAAGGCACGCAGAATGAATTCGGGTTGAAGAGGAACGGTGGGTTGCGTGACACCTGTCTTCGCAGTGTCGTAGGTGCCTTCCAACGATGCTGCCTTGCCAACCGAACGGAACACACGCGCAAAGGCACGTGTTCCACAGAAGGGACAACTTCCTCCTGCCGAACGGGCATTTCCAAATTGTTGAGTGGTAATGTCACGAACTTCCTTGAACCTCGCAGCACCTTCTGACGTGATTTTCGCCAAGGCCTCTCCTGCGAATGGCTTGGAACAATTCAAACAGATCACGTTCGCAAGTGCGGTGACCGTATCAAAGAACTGATACAAATACACTGGACGAGCGAGCGTAATGTGACCAAAGTGGCCTGGGCAATGTTGATTTGTCTGCTTACAAGTTGGACATTCCTTGCCGTTTTCAATGACACCGAAGCGTGCATCAAATACGCCATTGGGAACAGGAACTGCGCTCTGATGGGTCTTGTCGGTTGTAACTTCCACTACAGACCGCTTGAGGATGTCCTCAGGATTAGCAAGGCCGAATTGAACGCTTACGATAGTATCACCCATAGTTAGTACCTCTTATCCTTATGTGT